GGTAGCACATCACAAGATGATTGCCTTTGGGGAAAGTATAATGATCGTCGTAGTTTTCAGCCACGGGCACATACCTGCGCCCAACTTTTTCGTATAAGATTTTTTTTACCATGAGCTGTTGTAGAACACTCGTAGACCCAGAAACAATTCAGCCTTGGCATCGCGGATGAATTTGAGATCGCGTTCTTGATACTCATCATCACTGTCGTTGCCAAAGAAGAATCCGCTGGTGTCAGGCAAGGTTTTTTCTCGCACGGCTTGTTCCAGTGCGTCAAGATCTTCCCAGGTGAGTTCTAGTTCGTCGCCGTTGAATTCACCCGAATTGCCTTTGCTCTCCCACAGCCGATGCATCCAGCCATGCAGGTTAGGATGCTTACGCCAGTAAGCAATCTCGCGTGGATTCTCTGCTGCTGGTTTGGCAGCGGTGTACGCATACATGTCTAGTCCCATTGCAAATCTCCTATGACTGTATTTTAACGGTATTCACGTTACCTGTCAACTCTTTGATTTTTTCTACGGTTTCCCAGTAGCCCGAATTGTGCAGAGCCATTTCATAACTGCCATCTTGGCAGCTCTTCCAATGTGCATTGGACTCTAATATAGAGTTTAGACGGGTCTGTAGTGTTTCAAGTTCGTTCATTCTTCTTCCAATCCAAAATGTTCTAAAATTTGATTATAAACTTCATAATTGCCGTCAGCATATTGTTGACCAATATCGGCACATTTTTGAACAATCAACTCGGCGAACTTTTCTAAATCTGTTTCTTTACCATCCACAACAGGAACCATTGGATTGCTCATCAGTTGGGTAAATCTCAGTCCAGCCTCATCGGCAAGTAGTCTAATTCGTTCGTTCATTGGTCACTGCCCCAATCTTTTTTCTCACCAAACGATTCATTGTCGTTGAAGCCTGCGGTGTAGGCTGTGATCTCAGCAGCAGTCATATCTTTCATTTCCACACGAGGGGTAGTGCTTGTGGCACCTTCATAGTAGTGCGGATTGTAACCACGGCTGTAGTAGCTGTCGGCACTGCCGCGATCATACGGACCGCCGTGACGTGGGTCATATCGGGGTTGATTGGTGTGATTGCCGTTTACTGCGTCCATGTATGTGGCCATTGTTTGCTCCTTAGTAAGATTGGTGTGAGTGACCGATACGGATCACAGTCTCACCCTTGGTGATGCCGTACTGCTCGTCTTCGGACTCTGCCGTGTAGAGTTCAGGCATCATGGTGTCTGCGAACTCTTGGTAACTGTAATAACCGCTTTCGGTCACGACCAACTTGGCTTCCGGAGGCATCTTGCTCAATGCCTCTATCATTTGTTTAACTGTGATTGCTGTCATAATCTTCTCCTATTACTTGAAATAACGATAGGGCAAGCCCATCAAGTAGCACAGGAACTCGTCGTCCCCATTTGAACCTTCTGCTTCGTGGATCCAACGCAGGGCCATCTCACGATTATGAGCACCGCAGGCCATGATGCTCTGCACTCGCATCTCAAAGGCATGAGCAGCCTCTTGCTCTTCAACCTTGCGCTCTTGCTCGTTCTTACCAATCAAGTCCTGCAGATAGTTGAACTCAGCTTCAAAGGTAGCCTCGTCCCAGTTGGTGGTGTCAATACCGCGTGGGCGGAAGCCGTAGGCATCCTTGTGCATGTCCCAAAAGATGCTGTGTAGTTCTTCCCAGCGGGTCATTGTATCTTGCATGATGATTCCTTTTTGCTGTGTATGTGTGTATTATAGCAGAACGGTGATTTCTGGTCAACCGTTCTGCTTGACACGAACGTCTGTGTTCAGTGCAGGTGCATATTGTGCGATAAGTTCACGCTCCAACTTATGTGCAACATCTTTACCACGCACAATGTCAACAATAGTTGACACAATGCTGTCAGCACCTGCGGCACGAATTGCTTCGTACAAGCGCCAAGACTTGTCTTCAGTACGCGAGCGATAGATGTGCTTGTTCACACGGCTACGCAAGCTCATGGGCACAGTGCGCTGAGTCTTGGCAGTGATGCCAATGTACGTCTCAAAACCGATATGCAAAGCATATACGATATGAGTACGATCTACTCGCTTTTTACGGGTGACTTTTGTTGCTTCCATACATGTATTATAGCCGATCTAGCAATTTTGGTCAACCGTTTTGCCCTCAAAAAACAGCAATTTTGTGTGGGTTTTTAGCAACAGTTTGTGTGGAATTTTTACAACACTTGATATTATCTCAATATTATCGGAATATTATCTCAATATTATCGGAATATTATCTCAATATTATTGGAATATTATCTCAATATTATCGGAGATAATATTTAGGCTGAGCCATTAGTAAGTAATTCAATTATGATATTATCTTTGAATCTAGATAATCTAGTTTGAAATTGATAACAGTTTTAGGTTATCTCAGTTAAATCAGTACTCCACAACATGTTACGACGCAGTAACTCTGCCCAATTAGATAACTGATCTTTTTCGTACTGAATATCCAAGGCATGATTTCGTGGTTTTGCAACTTTGTAACGATTCCATTCGTTGAGCAATTCCCTCGCGGTTGCTTTGGGATCTGTCATGCCAATCTCCTTGTATTGTAATTATATATCAGTATCAGCTGACCAGTGCTCATAAAAATAGGCCCCAAAGGGCCTATTGTGTTTTGAAAAACTAGATTAGAAATTGTATTCTACGCCAGCGCCAAATTGTGTAACATCAGACGCAGAACCTGCCACGTCAACGTTGCTCCAACGAGCATGCAATGTCAATGCCTTGCTCATTGCATAAGCGGCACCTACTGCTTTGCCAGTTGTGCCATTTGAGTTTTCACCATAGCTGGCCAACAAACTCAATTGTGGGCTAACACCTTGGCTTACACCAATGCTCTTGCCAGTGGTACTTACGCCAGCAACTTTGTCATCACTGTACATGCCATAAACGGTAGTACGGGTTGCGGCCACTGTGTACTTTACACCACCAATGGTGCTGGTACTGGTACTGCCGTTATCATACATCGCCACAGTGGCTGCAAGAGCACCGTTACTGTAATTGATACTACCAGCTTGAACATTAGAAACATTTACTGTTTCGCTGTTGCTGATTTGGTATGTTCCTGTCACGCCCATTACAGGTGCTGTGGTTACAAAAATAGCATTCTGCACACGTGAACCTTGAGCAGCATGGATGCTGGGTGCAATGGTGCCATAAGCATTTTCCAATGCATCAAAGTTATCCAATGCACGGGTCACAGCGTGTTTGTCACGACCCAAGCCCACAGTACCTAAACTGTTGCTGAGATTGAACAAAGTGGTACGGTCACCCAAAGTAGTAGCACCCGGGGCATCAGCACCAACGCCTGTTTCAACAATGGCAGCGGCTGTGAAACCATTGCCTACGTCAGCAGTGGCCTTGATTCCAATGCGGCTGGTGTCATTGGTCAAACGGGTTAGTGCATCAGCGGTGCCCAATTTGTACGATTCTTCGTACATGCGAGCTTTGCCATACACACTGACTTGAGGGGCAGATTGTGCCAAAACGGCCGAAGTGGCAACTGCCAAGGCCAATACTGTTACTAATTTCTTCATGAAGTCTCCTTAAATTTTGAAGTAGCTAATTGTAGCATGATTGATATAGAAATGTCAACTGCCACAGAATAATATTTAAGCTCATATGCTCAGACCCCGGTATTTTCCCGGAGTTTTAGGGGGTTATTGTACCGGAATCACTGCAGGTGATGCTGTAATTGGCGGATCTGCTGGTATGTGATTGGCCGAAAACAATCCTGCTGCCTGATACGAAACTTGATTGCGAGCCTCACGCATGGCTCCAATTATGGCTTGTCCTCCCACAATTGTAGTGTCTGCTACATCTTCTAAAAATTCAGCGGCTTGACAAGCATCTGTCAACACAGCATAAGATGGCAAGTTTTGAACAAAAGCCATCACACTGGGTTGTTCACCAGCTAAGAGATTGAAATAGTTTATACCAGCACGAGTTTGAAAAGCCTTTTCGGAACTCAACGAACTGGCGATATTATTCCATGCGGTGTTCATGGTGGTAGTCTCTGTGGGCCACGCTGCAATTACGCTATCCAAGGCAGTGTTGGCCAATGGTATTAGAGTTTGTAATGCTAGGTCACCACCATAGTAAGGAAATGCATTGGCATAAGTTCCTGAGCCAGCACCCACTGGTACTGTCACACTCACTGCCGGATTACCGTAGGTACTGTTACATACATTTTCAATGCGTTGGTAGAGATCCAACAATGTGTTGTAACTGGCAGACCCCACAATTGCAGTCAACGCCGTACTGGCAGTGTTGAGATATGTGGCCAGGCCATTGTAATCAATTGCAGTTCCTAGTACATCACAAGTGGTAATGGTGCCATTGGGTCCGGTGCCATTGGCAATGCTGACATCAAAGAATGTAGTAACTGATGCAGGTACTGGTGTGGTCAATGCAGTGATGGCTGGCAATCCTGACATGGTACTTTGGCCGCCCAGTGTGGTTGGCAACCAGTAACTGGTGTTGTTGATATCAATGCCCACAGGAACATCTTGTTGCGCTCGATAAAATGTAGGTATAGGTTCACCCTTGGCCACTAGATTATTGGCCAAGTAAGGTTGAGCCGGATTCCAAGAACGATCAGTATAACCGTTTACTGTTTTGGCCAACGCTGGCAGATTGGTAGCTGCTATGTTAGGAATTTGTTGAAGTGCAACTTGTATGGCTTTGTTGGCCACAGCGTCACCTGGTGGTATAATTTTCCCCAATTCATCGCAACCCGATGCAGTAGGCAAATAAGAATTGACTACGGGCTGCACTGAGGAATTCAAACTGCCATTGGTATTGAATATTGGTATTGGTCCAATTGGACTAGGAGTTTGTAAGGTAAGATAACTTAACGGAAATATTTTTTTAGAATCCAACAAATCACCTAATGAATTTATATTGGGTGTGGTCACATCTAATATGCTCAATATCTGTGCAAGGTCATCACCTGACACCATGGTCATGGCATTGTATGCTTGCAGTTGCAATTGATCAAATTCATTGTTGGTAATGCCGTCGGGATTGAACAACCCAACACGATTATCGCTCACAAGATTTTGAATATCTGTAGCAGTTAACCCCACTGCTGTCAACGCATTTTGTACAGCCGGCACAGTGGCATTGGAAATTCTTGCCACGGCACTGATTTGTTGCAGTAGACCAGCAGGTGTACCGTACAGTTCTAACTTGTTTAAATTGACCAATTGCCCTTGCCTAGACAAATCTGTTGCAAACGGTTCTAGATCGGAATTGACTGTGGTAATATCCGCAGTGACCAAATTGTCCATGCTACTGAAGCTAGGACCGAGATATGTTGGAGCATTAACTGCGGTGTTGATGTAACTGTTGGTTGTACTGATAAATGCTTGTACCGCCATAAATCCTTGTGCAAATCTACCACTGTCTCCGTATCCCAGATAGTAGTTGGCAGTTTGTGAAACCAATCCGGTTAATCCTGAAGGATTAGCCATTGGTGTTAATGTGGTGTATGCTGCTGGTATGCTGTCGCCTAGTGCAGGGCATCCTGTTCCTGTTCCGCGTATGGTTTCAAGACTAGTCAGTGTAGCAGTTGAACACCAGGTGGTGCCTGCTGCATTATTAACAGCTCCGGTGATTGCTGCAATTATTGTAAACGAATTGTATTGTGATATTGCAGAGGCCAATGCTGTGGGCAATGCTTTTAGTCCTTGATTGTTTAGCAAGGCAGCTGCGGCTGTGAGCTGTAATGGGGTTAAAATGCTGGTGGCCATTTTAACCAATCCTTACATTTTCACTGCCGCCGGTTCTAGCATGTCCGCAGGTGTCTGGATTACCAGTCACATTGATTGGTATTCCGCCGGCCCTGACACTAGCAACACCACTGGTGGTTACTGGAACATGTACAGGTTTTGAACTATGCGGACTGACTGGGCTGCCATCTACCGACACAACACGATTATTAACTCGCACAGAACTGAATCCGCTGGTGACTACTCCACCACCGGTATCACTATCTCCTACACGTTGTACTGCTGGCATTTTATCCTAGTATGATTTTTTTATCTGGTACTTTGATACCTGTGGTTGCTTCAATGTACTTCATTTTGACTGGGTCATCAGTAAGTGCATAGAGACTCACACTGGCAGTATTTAGCCGTAGTTTTTCGTCAGGATCAGCAGTGAACAAACTGGGTACAAGTCCCATTCCTTGAGGGCCTGGAGCCACACTGACCGGATGCTCAATGCTGATCCAATCGTCTGATGATATGTCTGATACTTTGGCAATTAATTCTTCTCCTGAGTTTAATTTAAAGGTATAAACTTGACCTGTACTGACGGATAATTTCATTATAAACTTTCTGTGGTAAGACGTTTTCTGAGTTCATTGAACCCTCCTACTAGTTCTTCGCCTAGGAAGATCTGTGGTACGGTGCGAGCATTTGGTACTGCTTCTAATAGTTGTTCACGTGTCCAATCTTGGCTCACGTTGCGTTCTTCAAATTCAATGTTGCGCGATTTCAACAGTGCTTTGGCCTGATCGCAGTAAGGGCATTGGTCTTTGGACCATACTATTGCTTTCATTTATTTTCCTTTTCTAATTTCCATTTGTTGTAGATATTTTCAAGCTCTTGCTGTGTAATATTTAAGAAACCAAATTGTATCAACGTTATATCAATATCTTTACCGCAGACAGTATGGTAAGTATTGTGATTGAACAATATTGATTCACATGAATTCAACATCACGCTGTCTTTCTTTATTATCTTGTTATCAATATACAATTTGTGAGTATTGGGGTTAAGCACATTACTATATAAAGGCGGTTCCCCAGCTTTGATTATAACTCTCTTGCTGAGTTCTGCATCTGGCACATACCATGATAATTCGTAATTTCCTTTTATGCAACAAGTTAGACTCGATCTTTTTAAATTGTCCGAATGAATAGGAAAATTGTTTTTAGATTTTGCAATAACCAATGTCAACTTAGGTTCATCAGGAACCAGTGAAAAAAAGTCACAGTAATTGCTGTGATTCATAATTTCATTGTGCAAGTTAGCATCAAAAGAAAATCCTTCTAAAGAATAGAATTCTGAATATTCTTGCATGTTGGTTGGGATTAAATTTTTGTCTTCTATAGCGTTGACAATTTTGTCCAGCAAATGCTGCGGGACATCTAATAGTGGTGTTCTTAGATAATACATATCAACTCCATTTAAGCACAAATGCTTTTATGGTGTTCCTTAAAGGTTAGGTAATTGATCGTAGTCAATGCTGTCACTCATGACTCCGATAACATAGTTAGTTGATTCGTTCTCTTGCAGTGCAGTTTGTTTTTTGCTGGTATCCACATGTTTGTTGAACCACGGAATAGGTGTGCTCTTGGGCGCACTGCTTTGATATTTGATACCAATTTCTTTCAATGCTGACACCGCGGTGTAGTCTACAAAGTCTTTGAGTACGGCTGCATTCAATCCAATTACTGGGCCTTTGTTGAACAAGTAATCTGCCCAGGCTTTTTCTTCGCGGATCACATCCACATACAGTTGATAAACTTCGGCTTCGCACTCTTGTTTGATTGCTGCAAAACGGCTGTCTTCTTTGATCACCTGATTGATGATGTATGCTGTCCAGCCTTTGTGTAACAGTTCATCTTGAAGAATCAAGCTGATGATGTTACCATTACCAATGAAGATCTTGTTTTCAACCATGGCCAAACTGGTGGCAAATGATACCATAAAGCGGAATGCTTCCAAAGCATAGCTGGCATGCAGTGCCATCCAAATGGCTTTGATATGACTTTCTTCTGACACAGTTCCTGGACTGATCTCTTTGAAACAATTTAATTGGTGTAATTTTTCATAATAGTTGCCCACACTTGACGCCATATCAATAATTTCTTGTGTGTCATGTATGGTGTTGAATACATCTTTTGGCACATTGTAGATGTTACGGATAATATGACTATAGCTTTTGCTGTGGATATTTGTTTCAAAGAATGTCCAGTTGTAGACTAGTGCTTCTAGCTCAGGCAAACTAATAACAGGCATGAATACCTGTGTTGGTCCGCGGCCTTGCAAACTATCCAATGCAGTTTGTCTCAGCAGGTTACTGGTGAAGATATGTTTAACGGCGTCTGACGCATCTTTAAAATCTGTTGCATCCTTTGACAAAGAAATTTCTTCTGGTTGCCAAAAGAAGCCTCTTGCTGTTTCTTCAAATTTGGCAATCTTGGAATATTTTACTTCTTCAAACCGTTGAATGGTCACTGGACCTGCTGGGTCCAAAAACATTTTGCGATTGAGATAGTCTGTTTTGGTTGTTAAATTGTATTGTGCTTGACTCATAATTTGCATGCCTCGCAATCTTCTTCACTATCAAAATCAATTGGTTCTAACATAGTGGGTGCTATCTCGTCGGGAGATTTACTACCTTGTTTGTTGATCAAACTGTAGTAGAAAGTTTTAAGACCCCAGGCATGTGCTTGCATCAAATTTTTTGCAATCAATGTGATTGGTACTTTACGATCTGCAAAGTGTGCTGGGTTATAAAAAGTATTTGTGCTGATGCTTTGGTCAACATAGGCTGCTAGTACTGCTGCGGTTTTTAAGTAACCGTCACAGTCTTTTTGTTCCCACATCAATTGATATCGGTTCTTTAGCTTGTGATATTCAGGAACCACTTGTGTTAGACTGCCTGCTTTGGATTCTTTCACACTGATCAGACTCATGGGCATCTCAATACCATTAGTACTGTTGATGACCACGCTGCTGGATTCTACCGGTGCAATGGCCATTTGGGTAGCATTACGTACACCATGTTTTTTCATGTTGGTGCGTAGTGTTTCCCAATCCAATTCAGGATCAAAGTTTGTCAGTTCGTTCACACCCGTGGCACGTAATTCCCAAGGAAACACTCCTTGACCATAGCGTGTGTGTTCGCTGCCCACACAAGCACCACGTTCTTGTGCAAGTTCTACTGAGGCTTCTGTGAGATAGAATGACAAGTGTTCCATCCAAGTTTTAACTTCCGCCAGCGCATCTTTTTCGCCATACTTTAATCCACGCTTGGCATGCCAATAAGCAAGATTGGTTACGCCAATGCCTAAGGGGCGGATTTCGTCGTTGCTTAGTTTAGACTGAATGGAGAGAAAGTCTTGGTAATCCAATATATTGTTAAGACTCCTATGTAGAATCCTGCTAGCGCGCCGCATATCTTCTGGGTTACGGAATGCTCCCCAATTGACGCTTCCCAGTGTACACAGTGCAATGCGTCCTTCTGCATCGTCAAGTCGTTTGAATGATTTTGTTGGTAAAAGTATTTCACAGCATAAGTTACTCTGGTAAATGGTGTGATACTCAGGATCAAATGGTCCTTGATCCATCACATTGTCAATGAACACTAGATAGATACGTCCAGTGTCTGTTCGTTCTTTGAGAATACCACTTTTGAAAACTTCCTCAGCAGCCATTGTCTTTTTACGTAGGCCTTTCTGCTTTTCGTATTTAACATATAGTTCTTCAAACAGTGCAGTATTTTTATAAAATGCTTCATACAAGTCGGGCACTTCGTTTGGGTCAAAGAATGTTATATTTTCTTTGTTCTTGAAACGTCTCCAGAAGAAGGCGGAAAGGACCACTCCATAGTCCATGTGTCGAACGCGGGTCTCTTCTGTACCTTGGTTATTTTTAAGTACGATGAGATCATCAAACTGATGATGCCAAATAGGATAAAACACAGTAGCACTAGCATTGCGAATACCTCCTTGTGAGCAACTACGCAGATCACCAAACCACTTTTTCAAGAAAGGTATCATACCAGTATGCATGATTTCGCCGCCACGAATGGGACTACCCAATGGGCGCAGTCTACCAATTTCTAATCCGATGCCAGCACGTTTGCTAGCATATTTTGCCATCATCTCTCCCGAAGCAAAAATACTGTCCAAATCATCGTCACTACGAATAAGCACACAACTACTAAATTGCTTGGTTGGAGTTCCCAGGCCAGCCAACACAGGGGTAGCCAATGTAAAAAGACCATCACTGGCAGCATTGTAGTATTCTTTGATGTAGCGCATTCTCGCGCTGTTCGGTTCTTCTTTGTGAAATACAGTAGCGGCCGCAACCATATATCGAATTTGTGGAGTTTCATATGTTTCCTTGGTGCTGCGATTCTTTACCAGATACTTTTCAATCAGCTGTTCAATAGCAGCATAGCTAAGAGTTTCATCTTTAGAATGATCAATCAGATCATTCATACGATTCCAGTCATCTTCCGTGTACCATTCTAGTAGTTCTGGAGTGTAGAGTCCGGTTGTGACATTCTTTTTCACAATCTCATACAAGTGAGGTACCTCATATTTTCCGTAAACATCTTTACGCAACATGCTGAGTCGTTGTTTACCTGCCACATATTGATAGTTAGTATGCCCTACATCAGGGTTTGATTCTACATCTATCAGGTCCACAATGGCTCGGAGTGTGACACCGTCAATTTCTCGTGTGCTTATGCCATCATAAAAATGCATTTGGGCTTTGATCTCCACCATGCTTTGACTAACATCTGCTATACCTGCACATACTTTGGCTATTTGTGCCTGCCATTTTTCCAATGCCAATGGCTCTCGCGTGCCATCACGCTTTTGTACTGTTGTAATTTTCATCGCTACCTTGTTTGTTGTTGTACTTGTTGTTGAGTCAAGCTGTGTCGGACCTGATATGGTCCTGGATCAATATTTAACACTCGAGACTGGTCCCAATTCAATATATATTTCTCATTGGCAATCAGGACTAAATTATCAGTTCCTGTGTCGGTCAATACTGCATCTTGCAATTCTGGGTGATCTATCATAGCTATAGTATACAGTATTCCTAGTCCGCGAGCAACCGGACAATACATATTATCGCTCAATAATTGCCATGGATCAGGCCAGCTCAGTTGATCATCCCAGTGCAGATGATATGCTGACCAGGGCGCGCGAAACCACCATTGGTTAACCGCTTCAGCTGCTGCCAGTGCAGGCCAAGATTGAACAGTGTGCCTGAGTTTTTGCCAGCTTTCAAGCCTCTGTGCAAAGTTTGAAAACCACATCAATTTAAATGTGTCACACTATATTTGATGTTGCCTGCATATCCCGAGTTGGTTGAAGTGTAACTCAGAGTAATATTTCCACCGGCTGAGGCTTCTGCTGCGGCCAATGTTATACCAGTGATGCCATTTTCTATATAATCATCTGTGTAGCCAAATCCGCCGCCTGAACCATAAACCACAGTAAGACGACCATTTCTGGCAAAAATATCTCTTGTGATGGTATAATCCACACAAAATGATTTCATGATACTGGTATCAACTATGAACAATGTTCCTGAACTGTTGTTGGTCAACGTATCATTGATACCATTATCTCTAGCCCATGTTCCTTGTGCCAGTTGATTAGCAATACTGTTGCTGGCTGCATTGCTAATATAGTAAGTGATGCCACGATTGTTCATACTCATGGCAGTACTGTTGGTATTGCTCAATGCGATACGAGCATACACTGTACTGTTAGCAGTAGTGCGAGTGAACATGTCACCCACGCTTATGTTGTTATCACCAGAAATTAAAATTATATTGCTAGCTGGAGACCCAATACCTGAAAAATGATTTCCTACATCGTAAAAAGTATTGTATGCACTGGCATTCAACGAGCAAGCACTAAACACAACACCTTCTACATAGATGTTGTCAAATGTATTTTGTACCACACGCACACCTGTGGCATTGGTGCTAAAATACAATCCTTGATACAGTGTATCAAATGTGCTGTTGCTGTATGTGATACCTTGAACAGTTGCACTGGTATTTGTGCCATATGTACAACCAGTAAATTTGCAAGTATCCATAATGATATTTTTACAAACTGGAGAAGTACCTGCATAATTTACTGCATGAGTATTGGCAGTGGTACCAGTCAGAGTACTAGTAGTTCCTGCACCTGAAAATGTGACTCCGGTGGCCGAACACTGTTGTGCGTTTTGCCAAAGGAACGGATCATTTGCTTGATCAGTAACAAACGACATATCTCGTATGGCAATATATTGTGGTGTTGTAGCACCATTGGAGCCTACACTAACACCTGTTTGTTGCAGACTGTCGGCAGTGCTGGCACCACAGGTAGGTAATGTTGTTGCAGCACCAGTATTGATATCGCCCCAATAATATTGTCCGCCAGTGGTTGTGCTGCCAATACTGGTACCCACTGGTATATCAAAGTTTGCTCGATAAAAACTACCCGAGTTGCTGACCAATACTCCCGAAGGGTACGAAACTGAACTGGTCCACGGCAGCACAGAAAATTTAATAATACTAGAGTTTGACCCTTCACCATATAACAATGCATAAG